TGTGCTTTTGCTTCAGCTTCTCGTCTTTTGCGAGCCTCTTCTGCATTCTTGTTCTTGATTCTTTGAGCTTCTTCTGCTGCTGCAGCTTCACCTTCTGGCTCATCGGTACCTAGTAATGAGTTGATGAATTGCTCATCTGATTCTTGAACTTGTTGTACTTCTTTTTCTTGTGACATTTTATATGTCCTCCTCTCTAACGCTTGAGTTTGCGACACTACCTTGACGCTGGTAGCACACGACTTTATTTTTATAATAACATAAAAATCTTAAATAAAAAATATTTTTACGATGCTTTTTTATTAAACATCGCAAGTAATGCTTGCATATCTTTTGTCATCTCGGCATTTCTTTGAGCTTGACTAGAGTTTTGCTCATACATCTTAGCAGACAATTCTGCCATCATAGATTTAAGTCTTGCATTTTCTTGAATAATGGTGTCAATGTTTTGCATATCTTTTTGCGTCTTTTGATATTGCTGATTCATTTGTTCCATTACCATTTGTGATTGTTGTAATTGTTGTTGCAATTGTTGAATTTGTTTTTGACTATTCATTTGCAACATATTAAGTAACTCTTGTTTATTGTTGACATAGTTATCAGGTAGATTAGAAATATAAACTTCAAGTGGCGCTTGTCCTGATTGAACCATCATACCTAAAAGCTCTACAGATGAAAATTCACTGAATGATGCTGCTGGACCAACTTTAATGTCTATTATTACTTCTTTATCCATATAGTCAGTACCATCAAATTTGTTTTCGCCTTCATATGCAGTGACATTATCTTCTTTAAACCCGTGCTCTACCATAGCAAAGTCTTCATTGTCATAGAAGAACTTAGCAAACAAGAACATAATCTCAGCTTCATCACGCTTGAACTCGTTGAATAGCATCGCCATATCACTTGAGTTTTCTCTTGCTCTTTGAAGTAACATTTGAGTTTGTTTACCACTTTGTCCTGCGTAGTCAGATTGACCAATCTGTACATTTGATGCACCACTGACTTGTCTGATAACACCCATCAAGTTACCACTATACCCTAAGGCATCTTGCGGTACATTGTTGGTTGGGATTCTTCCAAATACATTTCTCCAGTCCTCGCCTGGCATTAGGTCGAGCTGCAGAATCTGTCCGTTTTCAGTTGTAATCTCCTGCTCACCTAATACGCCACGCTTATAAACATAACCACCAAGCACATTGTCTTGCACCCCTTTGTCATAAACTGAGAAGTGGTGGTTGATTGACTTCTGTGCTTCGATAAGCTCCTTCGCACCTGGCAAACCATAGAAACAATTGTCTCTTTCGTCTAACACAAGTGAAGCAAAAGGATATAAATTAAATACTGATTTAGATGCTTTTTTCATTTTAACATCATCCATCATTGATGTTGTATTTGGCATCTCTTTTTTACTTCCACTATAAAATGGGTTGAGTGGTGTTGCAGGTTTTAGTAATTCAGTCGCAGTAGAAATCACAAAGTGTACTTGTCCTTCTTCATTGCGATAGAATTTTGTATAAACATTTGCAAACTCTTCGTCTATCTCCTCTGTTGAGATATGTCTTTCAGTTAGATGTGTGTAGTCTTCATCATCTGGACTAACTTTTACACCATATTTCTTTTCAATAGAACCAAGTCTTTCACGAGATACAAAGATGACATACTCTTGTTCTTGTATATCTTGAATATATGGGTCCGCAACTCTAAATCTACGAATATCGATGACTTCTGCCTTTAAACATCCACCAGATTTACTCATAAACGAGCGTTTTTCTGCATCCCAATAGAAATACATAATCCCTGTACCCTTTGTAAAGGTGTCATTGATAAGTTTTAGCTCTTTTTTACGGAGTTTCATCTTAGCGTCAAGGTGTTTTAGGAAATCTTGTATCTTTCTGATGCTTTTTGCTTCTGGACTTTGTACTAAATAGCCATATTCGTTTTGTAAAATACCACTTTTTCGTACTTTTCCTATTTGTTTGACGACATTTAGCGTGATTTTAGGGAAATCTTCGACATCTTCGTCCATATTCCATTGTTTTCCTGCCTCAAAGTTGATGCAACGCTTAATATCCTTGCGTAATTCAAGCCCATCAATAAAAGCAGTGCCGTTTTGGAACTGTTCGTAGACCTCGTATGCTAAATCTTTGCCTTTTTTGTCCATCTAATTACCTCTTTCACTCGTCTGGATAGCCATTTAACCATTTTTTAGCAGCTTGGTTTTGCTTTTTTTGAGCTTGTTTCATATATTTTTTGTACTTTTCTTTTGTGTCTTCAAGCTCTTGTTCGGTTTTTGCTAATTGTTCTTGACACATCTCTAGTTGAAGTTGTAGTTTGTTAGCTTCTGTTTTTGCATCAGAGGCTTCTCTCAACATTTTATTATGTGACGATAAAAGATGGTCTAATTTAGATTTTCTAATTATTCTAAGCATTGTTCGAATAGACTCCTTTTTTTAATTTATTTGTTTTTGCTTTAGGTTTATCAAAAATACCTATTCCTATTATATCATTTTTATTTACAATACCACTATGTTTTTCAATTTTCCTTGTATAGGTCTGTTTTGCTTGAAACGAATTACATATATAATGAGCAATTGCATTTGCCATAATAATGTCATCGTGGTGCCCACTAACAGCGTTCATTTTGTTTGTCGCAACATCCTGTAATACATAATATTCTGTTTCATACCAAAACTGTTTATCTGGTATTGCTTCTGGTCTTTCATTAAGTAACGCACGAAGTGCCGAGATGATAGGTGCCTTGGTCAACTTCGTTGTCTTCCAACCTAACTCACGATTGTTTTGCATCTTGTCGATTCGGCTCGTATTCTCTGTGTAATAACAGTTTTTATACCCTAAGTCCGTTATGTAATCATATATAGCGTGAGAATAGTTGACCTCAGCTCCTACAATACTGTTATTATACAACTCAGCAATTTCTACTACTACTTTCGCCAATTTTTCTTCAGAAATATTTTTTATCCCGATTCGAGCAACCATCTTTTTCTTAATGTTGTGCCAGACAACCACTTGGTTGAAGTCGGCTCCGAGTCCAGAAGTATCCACAGCCACCGTGTAGTTTGCCATCACTTTCGTTCGAGCAACTTCAATATCTCCGTTGTAATATTCGTAATCCTGTAAATCTTCATTATACCTTACAAGTTGATTATACTCAACTTCTTCGACTTCCTCTGGTAATTCCCATATCATTAACTTCTCTTTGACCATCTCACTTTTGATTTCTCTTAGTTCAATCGGTGCAGTCGCAGATTGATATCCTCTTCGTATCGTATCACTATCGAACACACCCATCCCACTTGCGATGAATGCTTCTTCAGGTGTGAGCGGGTACTCTTGTTGAAACCAAAGTTCGTTTCCGTCATAGTCATTGTTAATCTTGATGCGTCTCCAGAAAATCTGTGCGTCCGTCAGGTCATACTCCATCTGAAGTTGTAGCTCTTTCTCTGTCATCTCGAAGCCTTCGGGTGGCGTGAGGGCGTATTCTACCATCTCATTCCATCCGACAAAAAGTGGTGTATAGTCATCGTCTCCACGCACACTTCTATCCCAAGCATCCTTAAATTCGTTATACCCATT